GCTACAGCAGATCCAGAGGCTTTGTATAGACCGCGACCAAACAACGATGCTGAAGAGGGTGAAGGTTTTGTTGTTGTTGTACAATCTAATATATTTCAACCTGACTTTTTAAATCCATCTACTTTACCAACGAACTTCACAGTAAGTGAGATGACAGGTGGTGTGGGCGAGGTTACAATAGTTACATGACATTAGCCGAGTTAAAAACATTAATACAAAATTATGTTGAAAACACAGAAACTACGTTTGTAGCTACATTAGATGATTTTATTAAAAATGCTGAAGAAAGAATATTTGAGCTGATACAGTTTGATTACTTTCGTAAAAATGTAACAGGTAGTCTTACTGCTGGTAATACATATTTAACTGCGCCAACAGACTTTCAAATGAGTTTTTCACTTGCTGTAATAGATAGTGATGGCGATTATAAGTATTTAGATAAAAAACATACTACTTTTATGCGTGAATTTAGTGTTGATCCAACAGATACAACGGCAAGAGGACAACCTTTGTATTATGCAGACTTCGATAAAGAGCTATCTACAGCTAGTAATAACGGATCCACATTAATTGTTAGTCCTGTACCAGATGCAAATTACAATGTTGAATTACATTATTTATACAAGCCAAATTCTCTAGTTACAGACACTACAGGTACCTGGATTTCTAATAATGCTAGAAATGCTTTACTTTATGGATCTTTGGTTGAAGCAAATATATTTTTAAAAGGTGAAAACGACATGCAACAGCAGTACGAGCAACGTTTTTTACTTGAAATTACAAGGCTTAAAAACCTTGCAGAAGCTCGCGGAAGGAGAGATGAATACCGTTACGATTCTTTGAGGACAACGGTATCGTAAAATAAATGAAAAAAATTGAAAGTCTGAAAGGCAAATCAGTTGCTATAGTTGGTATGGGTAAGAGCTGGTTTGATTATAATCTAGCAAAGTCACACGGAGTTCATTTCGATGAAGTGTGGGCTATTAATGGTGTAGGCACCGTAATTTATCACGATAGAGTATTTATGATGGATCCTGCATCTAGGTTTTTAGATACTGATGATGCTGGCGGTCAAACTGAAAGTATGGCAGAAATGATACAAGTACATGAAGGTCCTATATACACTTGTGAACTAGATGATAGATGTCCAGGTTTAGTAGAATATCCTATAGAGGAAGTTATCCAAGATCTCAACTGTTATTATCTAAACAATACAGTTGCATACTCTATAGCGTTTGCATTATGGAACGAAGTAGCTGTTTTAAAAATGTTTGGAATAGATTTTTCATACAAAGGTAATTTACATTTTGCTGAAGCAGGTAGAGGTTGTACTGAGTTTTGGCTAAGTAAATGCATATCAGCAGGCATGCAAGTAGAAGTAGCACATACATCTGGATTACTTGATACTGATGTGCCAGCAGAACAAAAACTCTACGGTTATCATAGGTTAAGCAATCCTTTAGTTGTTATGTCGGATGAAAATGGTCTGAAAGTAGAAAGAATAAATAATCTTGATATAACCAGAACATCACACAAACCAGTTTTGGTAGATCGTTATGATTCACACCTCAAATCACCAGAGCCAAAGAAATGGTAGATGAAATAACACCAGCAGGTGTGCCTGGATTGGGCATTATAGAAGCTAAGACAAGTAATTATGGTGGGCATCCTCCAGAGTTTTGGGCAGAAAGACTTACAGATAAAATAGTTAGTACAAGTGATAGTCAAGATCCTTATATAAAACAACAGGCTAGAGCATATAGAGATATGATCTACAAGGTTTGTTTGATTTATATAAAAAATGCGTTAAAATCTTATAAAGCTACTTTGATACAAGATTTAACTGGTCAAGGCAGCGAAGATATAGCAAAAATAATTAAAGGTATTTAATATGGCCATTTCATCAACATTAACTACAAGTTTTAAAAAAGAACTACTAACAGCAACACACAATTTTGCAACAAATGGTAATGCTTTTAAACTTGCTTTATACACAAGCTCTGCAACACTAGGAGCTACTACAACAGCATTTACAACTACAAATGAAGTAAGCGGTACAAACTATACTTCTGGCGGTTCTGCACTCACTAAAGTAGCACCAACAAGTTCTGGTACTACAGGTTTTACTGATTTTGCAGATTTAACCTTTGGTACAGCTACTATTACGGCAAGAGGTTGTATGATCTATAACGATACTAATAGCGATAAGTCAGTAGCAACAATAGATTTTGGTGGTGATAAAACATCCACCGCAGGTGACTTTACTATAGTTTTTCCAGCAGCAGCAGCCAGTACAGCTATTATAAGAATAGCCTAATCTAGCCTACTATGGCTAATATAACTGGTTGGGGTCGAGGTGCCTGGGATGAGGGTCCTTGGGGCGAACCAATACCAGTTACTCTTACAGGATTAGCAGCAACAAGTGCTGTTGGTTCTGTTTCTATAATAGCGAAGGCTAATGTAATACCATCTGGACAATCAGCAACGGCATCTGTATCTGGTGTTGGAGTAAATGGTGATGCGTTAGCAGTACTACCAACTGCGGTTGCAACAGTAGGTGGAGTATCTGTAGATGTAGATGGTGAAGCAAATATTCCCGTTGCAGGACTAAATGCCACAGGTAGTGTAGGTTCTGTAATAGTTCATCATAACGCTGTTCTTACTGTTACAGGAGTTGCAGCTACATCTGCTGTAGGCAACATTACTCCAATAGCAAAAGCAAATGCTAGTCCATCTGGTGTATCAGCTACTGGATCTGTAGGCGATGTAACACTTACTGGTAAGGCAAACCTTACTCCATCTGGAGTTGCAGGTACAAGTGCTTTAGGCACAATATCTATAGGTTTAGGCACAACTGTACAAATTACAGGTCAATCTTCCACAGGATCTGTTGGTAGTCCTACAGTAATTTCAAAAGCAAATGTCATACCTACAGGCGTTGAAGCTGTTGGATTTGTAACTAATGTATTAGTTTGGGGGCTAATAGATGATACACAAACAAAAAATTATGCTAATATAAATACTGACCAAAGTTCATCCTTTGCTGAAATTAATGAAACACAAACCCCTGATTGGGAAGAGGTAGCATAGAAAATGGCAACTTATGTAAATGATTTAAGGTTAAAAGAGATAGCGACAGGTGATGAATCAGGAACCTGGGGAACATCTACGAACACAAACTTAGAGCTTATAGCTGAAGCTTTTAGCTTTGGTACAGAAGCAATTACCACAAACGCAGATACACATACCACAACAATAGCAGATGGTTCTACTGATCCAGGTAGATCTATTTATTTAAAATACACAGGTACACTAGATTCAGCTTGTACTATTACTATTGGTCCAAACACAGTATCTAAACTTTGGTTTATAGAAAATGGTACTAGCGGATCACAAAATATAATTATTTCACAAGGTAGTGGTGCTAATGTAACCATACCTGCTGGTCATGTAAAAGCTATTTACTCAGACGGTGCTGGTTCTGGTGCAGCTATGGTTGATGCCTTTACTGATTTAAACTTAGCTGGTACTACTACAATAGACGTTTTAAGTGCTAGTGGTAACGCCACCATAGGTGGTACTTTAGGTGTTACAGGTGCAATAACAGGAACACTTGGTACAGCAGCACAACCAAATATTACAAGTCTTGGAACTCTTACAACACTTACAGTAGATGACATAACTATTAATGGCACTACAATTTCTTCTACTCCTGACTTAACGCTAGATATAGGTGGAGATATTGTATTAGATGCTGATGGTGGAGATATAAGATTTTTAGATGGTGGCACAGAGTTTGGTAGAGTATTTGGTAGTTCAAATGATTTCTTCATTCAGTCACGACAAACTGATAAAGACATGAAGTTCCAAGGTATAGATGGTGGTTCAACTGTAACTGCCCTTACCCTTGATATGTCAGAAGGTGGTAATGCTTCTTTTAATGGTCAAATTATTACAAGCACATTAGGAAGTAATAATGTAAGATTAGGTGATGGTGCTGGTGCCTCAATAGCAAGTGGCGGAAACAGAAATGTTCTTATAGGTTCTAATACTGGTACTTCAATTACTACTGGTGATTTTAATGTTGCTTTAGGATATAACGCACTTGATGCGGAAGATGCAGGAAGTCGTGCAACCGCTTTGGGTTATTTTGCTTTATCTGCTCAAAATACTGACACCGATTCTTATAATGTAGCAGTAGGCTTTGGTGCTGGTGAAGTAGTAACCACAGGTATTCAAAATACTTTTATAGGTGGTTTATCTGGAGATGCTACAACAACTGGCGGTGACAACACGGCTTTAGGTTATGCCTCATTAACTTCAAACACAACAGGTACTGACAACACAGCAGTAGGAGCATTAAGTTTAGACGCTAATACCACAGGTGTTACTAACACAGCCATAGGTTATGCCGCTTTAACATCTAGTACAACTGCAAGTCATAATGTAGCTTTAGGCTATGAAGCTCTGAAAGCTAATACTACAGGCGACTTAAACACAGCAATTGGTTATCAAGCATTGGATGCAAACACAGTAGGAGATAGAGCTGTAGCAGTTGGTGTTGGAGCATTAGGTTCACAAA